TCATCCCGCCTGAAGATGAGATGCTGCCGACCGATCCGGTCACTGAGAACATGAACATGATCACCGGTAAGCCGGTGAAGGCGTTTATCTATCAGGACCATCAGGCTCACATCGCAGTCCATATGTCTTTTGGCCAAGACCCCCGTTTGCAGGGAATGCTCCAGCAAGCGCCCGATGCCGCGCAAATGTTGCAAGGCGCAATGCAAGCACACATCGCGGAACACTTGGCCTTTGCGTACCGGCAACAAATTGAGAAGCAGTTGGGAGTCAAACTGCCTCCCCCAGACGAACCCCTCCCAGAAGATATCGAATACCGCATTGCCCAATTGGTGGCCCCTGCTGCCGAACAAGTATTGGGACGCGCACAGGCCGAGGCTCAAATGCAGAAACAAATGCAGGAAGCCCAAGACCCTGTTCTTCAGATGGAAATGCAGAAGCTCCAGCTTCGCGCACAAGAAATCCAGCAACGCGCTCAGTCCGACATGGCGAAGGTTCAGGCCGACATGGAGAAAACCAAACTCCGGTTGGCGGCAGAGAAGGATCGCCAGAGAAGTCAGGAGCGTATCGAAGGAGCCAAGTTGGGCGTCCAGATCGCGGAGACCAATACGCGAGAGGAACTGGAGTCCAAGAAGATTGCGTCGAAAGACAAAGTCGAAGGAGCCAAGCTGGGTGTTCAAATCGCAAGGGAGCTATTGAATGCAGAACGCAACAACGAATCTGGACGAGGCACTTCGTAAGTCCATCCGTCAACAGATGAACGAAATGGCCGACCACGTTGCTGGTGGAGCCTGTATCGACTTCGCAGATTACAAACGCTGCTGTGGGATCATCCACGGTTTAGCTATCGCGGAGCGGGAACTACTTGATTTATGTAAGAATTTAGATAATGATTAAACGCAATTAGTTAATTCGCTGCGTTGTGCAGTGCATCATGACTCCGGACATGCGTTTAAATCCGGTGCGAGGAAACAATGTCGGAAGAAAAAACCGCAAGTCAATTGCCTAAACCCACTGGCTACAAGCTACTCATTGCTCTCCCAAATCCTGAGGAGAAGACGGAAGGTGGAATCATTAAGGCTTCTCAGACACTTGAAGCTGAAGAGATTGGGAGCATCGTTGGTTTCGTCATCGCGATGGGACCGGATGCTTACAAGTCCACTGATCGTTTCCCTACTGGCCCTTACTGCAAAGAAGGGGACTGGATCATGATGCGTTCCTATTCGGGAACCCGCTTCAAGGTCCATGGCAAAGAGTTTCGCTTGATCAACGATGATTCTGTGGAAGCTATCGTTGAAGATCCGCGAGGAGTGGTGAAGGCATGAGCGTAGAAGCTTCAGAAATGTCCCGTGAGGACAAGTTCTTCGGGGTCACCGCCCCGTTGCAAGTTCCTGAGAAGGAAGCCAAATCTGCTCCCGAAGAGGAAGTAGAGCTAGAGATTGTCGATGACCTTCCAAAAAAGCCTGCCAAGCAGGAAGCCAAGGAAGAGGACAACGACGAAGAACTTTCTGACTACAGTGAGAAAGTTCGCAAGAGAATCAATAAGTTAAAGTACGAACAGCACGAAGCAGAACGTCAGCGGGAAGCTGCTGAAAAGATGCGGGAAGAGGCGGTTCGCTTTGCCCAGCAATTAGCTGCAAAAAACCAACAGTACGAATCCCTGATCCAGCGCGGAGAAGGGGCATTAGTACAGCAAATCAAAGCCAGAGCTTCGATTGCCTTGGAACAAGCCAAGACGATCTACAAAGAAGCTTACGAACAGGGTGACGCTGAAAAGATTATTGCCGCTCAGGAAAAGCTCCTGAACGCACAGACGGAGTTTCGGGAGGCTGAAAGGTATGAGAAGACCCTTCAATCTCGGCCAAAGCCCCAAGCTGCACCCAAGCAGGAAGAACCTGTTCAGCAAAACTATCAACCCCCAAAGCCCAGTCAAAAGGCTTTGGAATGGACTCAACGCAATCCATGGTTTGGTCCCAAAGGTGATCGTCAGATGACGGCCTTGGCTTATGCCGTTCATGAGACTTTGATCCGTGATGAGGGTGTTAAGCCCGACACGGATGAGTATTATGAAAAGATCGACAACGCCATGAGAACGCGCTTCCCAGATTACTTTGAGAAAGACGGGGACAACATTCAAGTTTCCGTTGCCCCTCAACGCACCCCTTCAACGGTGGTAGCTCCGGCGAATAGAAACAATGGAGCCAAGCCCCGCAAAATCCAGTTGACTGCCACACAAGTCTCTCTCGCAAAGCGACTTGGCCTAACCCCAGAGCAGTATGCCAAACAACTCATTAAGGAGAGTTCAAATGGCCGATGAGCGCAAAGTTCGTATTGACCGTGCATCTGAGTCTCGTCCCGATGATTCATGGATGCCGCAATCTGCTCTACCGGTACCGGAGCCGAAAGATGGCTGGGTATTTCGCTGGATTCGCACTTCTTCGTTAGGACGTTCGGATAACACCAACGTGTCACGCCAGTTCCGTGAGGGCTGGGAACCTGTCAAGGCAGAGGATCATCCAGAGTTGAAGATCATGTCTGACATCAATTCTCAGTTCAAAGGGAATGTGGAAGTGGGTGGTTTGCTGCTATGCAAAGCCCCGCTTGAGAAGATGAAGAAACGTGAGAAATACTTCCAAGAACTTTCGGATCGCCAGATCGATGGAGTGGACCGTAGTTACCTACGGGAAAATGATCCTCGTATGCCGCTTCTGAATCCAGAACGGTCTACGCGCACAACTTTCGGAAGAGGTTAAATCCTTTATCTATCCATTCTTTAGAGGTATTTTCAAATGGCTTCAGGAACTGATGTGACGGCCCCTTATGGGCTGAAGCCGATCAACCTGATCGGCGGTCAGGTATTTGCGGGTTCCACCCGTATGTACCCGATTCAGTACGGCTATGCGACGAACATCTTCAACGGTGATTTCGTTAAAGTCGTGCGTGGTTCCGTAACTCGGGCGGCGATTGGTGCTACCACCTCGTCGAACGCAGTCACGGGTGTGTTTGTGGGATGTTCGTATACGGACCCTGTCACCAAGAACAAGCGTTTCAGCCAGTACTGGCCCGCTTCGACCTTGGCTGGCGATGCGGTGGCGTACGTTGTTGACGATCCGGATACCGTGTTTAAAGCGGCTGTCTGCTCGTCGGGCGTCGTCATGGCTTCGGGCGCGTATGCGTTGGTGGGAACGAACTTGTCGATGATCGACAATGCTTCAGGTAACGTGAACACCGGCAACAGCTTGAACGCAATCCTTGCTCCGACCGATACGCCTGCCACCACGATCCTTCCGGTTCGTTGTGTCGGTGTGGTTCCGGAAACTTCAATCAGCTATACCGCCAGCGGTTCGTCGTCCAGCACCACCTTGACCCTCACGGGTTCGGGCGCTCCGGCGGCACTTCCGGTGGGAACCAGTGTGGCGTACTACGCCAGCAATGGTCAGTTGATTGAGACCGGTTCGTTCGTGGATACGGCGGCTGCGGCTGGCGATACGTCGATCACCCTCAATGCGGCAATTGATGTGCCGGGTTCGGTGACGGCGATTCCTGCTGCTTCGACCGTGGTCTTCACGATCTACCGTGAGTTGTTGGTCAAGATCAACGTTTTGACCCACGGCTACTACAGTAGCGTTACGGCCTAAGGGAGTTAGCACAAATGGCTATTTCACGCGCACAAATGTTGAAGGAACTCCTGCCGGGGCTGAATGCGCTCTTCGGTTTGGAGTATGCCAAGTATGAGGATGAGCACACGCTCATCTATGAGACCGAGAACTCTGAGAAGGCTTTCGAAGAGGAAGTCAAGTTGTCGGGCTTTGGCACGGCCCCGGTGAAGCCGGAAGGTCAGGCCATTGCTTATGACAATGCTCAGGAGGCTTGGACGGCTCGTTACAACCACGAAACGATTGCCATGGGCTTTTCAATCACTGAGGAAGCCATGGAGGACAACCTCTATGACCAACTCTCTGCTCGTTACACCAAGGCTCTCGCCCGTGGTATGGCGAACACCAAGCAGGTCAAGGCGGCTGCTTTGTTGAACAACGGCTTCACGACGTTCCAGTCTGGCGACGGCGTGACCCTGTTCAGCACGGCTCACCCGTTGGTCAGCGGTGGCACCAATGCCAACCGTCCGACCGTGGGTGCCGACCTCAACGAGACTTCGCTGGAAGATGCGATCATCGCGATTGCCAACTTCCAAGACGAGCGTGGTCTCTTGATTGCGGCTCGCCCGAAGCGTCTCATTGTTCCGTCCAACTTGATGTTCGTTGCCGAGCGCCTCATGGAGACCACTCTCCGTACGGCGACTGCCGATAACGACATCAACGCGATCCGGAACATGGGTGCCATTCCGGAAGGCTATGCGGTCAACCATTATCTGACCGACACCAACGCCTTCTTCATCATCACGGACGTACCGAATGGCATGAAGCACTTCGTGCGTACGCCGATGACGACCGGCATGGACGGGGACTTCGATACCGGCAACGTGCGGTACAAGGCTCGCGAGCGATATTCGTTCGGCGTGTCGGATCCGCTTGGTGTCTGGGGTTCGCCCGGTTCGACCTGATAAATCAACACATGTTGATTGGAGAGGGGGCTTTATGCCCCCTTTCTTTTTGTTTTGACATGGCACATTCAAGGTCTTATGGTGTTGTTTATGCCATACAAGATTGACATTTGCGGCATATACAAGATCGTCAATAAGGTGACAGGTCAATGCTATGTTGGTCAGTCTCAACGTGTTAAGAAGCGTTTAAAAGAGCATTTTCGCTTGCTCAGATGGAACAAGCACACGAATCCTCATTTGCAAAACTCTTACAACAGGTATGGTGCAGAAGCGTTTTACGGAGCGATAGAGATCGAATGTAATGATCTGGAAGAGCTTGATAAGTTAGAGACTATGTTCCTTCAGAAAAAGGCTTGGTTTGATGAGCCTACTGTGTACAACATTGCTGATTTTGCTAAAGCCCCAATGAGGGGGAAAGAGCATTCTGAAGAGGTTCGTGAGCGCATTAGGTTAGGAAGAAGGGCTAGTACGTTTGACTACAGAAGTCCGGAATACAGGGCCACTCTTTCTCGCGCACATATGGCTCGTATTTACTCGGACCCGAAACTAATGGCAAAGATCAAATTTATTGTAGAGAATCCTCAATTAACGTATGCTGAACGCGCAAGAAGGCTTGGGTCTGATACGAGTTCAGTGCGTAGATTAGCGTTGAAGTATCAGCATCTTAAAGGAGATTTGTAATGGCTCAGACTCGTTTTTCCGGCCCGGTTAAGTCCGACAACGGTTTTGAAGGCAATTTGGTTTCTGGTACGGTTTCGACCAGCGCCTTGTCTGCCACGGTATTGACGGCAGTTTCCGCAACGCTAGGTAACGTGGCATTCAGCAATGCCAATGCTGCCTCGGGTGCGGTGTCGGCTCAGTTGGGTTACATCCCTGTTTTGGTAGGTTCCACGACCGCTTACATTGCCCTGTACCAGAGCGTCACTGTCTGATAACGGGGTTTCCCCTATTGGAGAGAACGCATGGCTAACACTATTCAATATGATATTTGGGCGGTTACTCCAGACAGTAACGATGCTTATTTTCGTTCTTCTGCCAGCATTTCCGGAAGCGGTTCCATATCGCTTTTAAATAATGACATGGGATATAACGGAACCGGTTACAAGGTTTCGATTACGTCCGATGGCGCAGAGAGTGGAACGCTCTTTACGATTACTGGAGTGAAGGTTGGAGCGGTGGGATACGACGGCGTGGTGACCGAGGTGGTCAATGGCCCCTCCGCCACGGTGGTGTATTCCACCAACTACTACACCCGAATCAACAGCATCTCAGTTAGCGCAGCCTCAAATGGTGGCGTCAAGATTGGTTATGGTGGGGATCTTGCATTCCCCCGTACCCGTATCAAAGGACTGTCCTATTTGTCGGTGGCAACAGCAGGAACGATTACCTTTACGGCTCAACCCTCAAATCGGGTAATCCTGAAGCTAAACACTCCTGCTAACGCGACTGGCGCTCATGATCTCATCATTCCCCCTGAGGGAGTGTTGACAACCAAGGGTAGTCAAAACGACTACGCTGTGATGTCTTTGAGTCAGGTGTCAGATGTAACGGTGCTTTGCGGGTAAGTTATGCCAGAGAGAGACCCAAGGCTGAAAAGGGCTGGGGTATCTGGTTTTAACAAACCCAAGAGAACTCCGAGTCATCCGACCAAGTCCCATGTGGTGGTCGCCAAGTCTGGCGATCAGGTCAAGACTATTCGCTTTGGTCAGCAAGGTGTATCAGGTTCCCCGAAGAAATCCGGGGAATCTGAGTCTTACCGCAATCGTCGCGAATCGTTTAAAGCCCGTCACGCCAAAAACATTTCCAAAGGAAAGATGTCTGCGGCGTACTGGGCAGATAAGGTGAAGTGGTAATGGGTAAGTCCAAAACAAAAAGCACGGTGAATGCGGCAGGTAACTACACCAAGCCTGAAATGCGTAAGCGCCTGTTTAACCAGATCAAAGGATCTGCGGTTCAAGGAACCAAAGCAGGTCAATGGTCCGCGAGGAAGAGTCAGTTACTTGCCAAAAAATATAAGGCTGCAGGCGGTGGATACAGAGACTAGTTTTTTAAAACCCGACTTATAACGGAATGTGATGTACCAAAAAGTTTCGCAATGTGTCTCAAACTGTACCCTTGTTCAACCAAGGTCTGGTACTCCGCTTTCTGTGCGTCATAAATTCGTCTTTTTGCGCTCGCTATTCGTTGTGATTCCCAGTTATGCCGTTCACCGCCATATTTTAAATTTTGATTTGCTGTTACCCAACGTAAATTTGAAACGTGATTATTTGTACGGTTCCCGTCTATATGGTCAACTTGCGGTAAGTTGTCAGGATTTGGCAAGAACGCTTGCGCCACTAGCCGGTGAACATACTTCTGGTTATTCCGACCTAAAGCAATTCGCATATATCCGGTTGTGTGTAGCCAAGCAGTTAATAACGAAGTTTTTTCAATTCGTTTACGGTAAGTTAAATTTCGTTGCGGAATATCGGACCAATTCGAACGTATTGCGCCATAATTGCTTACCGAGTATCTCTCGTCTGTGTCAGGGATTAACTTCCAAATTTCCTGAGTTTTGTTTTCCATAGGTGGATTATGGTATGGCGCTACGAAAAAGTCAACAATCGCTTAAAGCTTGGGGAGACCAGCGTTGGCGTACAAAATCTGGCAAACCATCTAGTAAAACAGGTGAAAGATATTTACCGGAAGCTGCTATCAAAGCTCTTTCCCCCTCCGAGTATGCCCGAACCACCGCCGCCAAGCGTAAAGGCAAAAAAGAAGGAAAGCAGTTCGTACAGCAGCCCAAAGGCATTGCTGCTAAAACGCGCCGCTTCCGCCAAAAGGGCAAAGGCTAAGGGGAAAAAGAATGGCAATGTCACGCGCTAACATGTCTCAGCAGATTGAGAAACCCGGCAAGGTCAGGAAGGTCATGCGGGAATTTAAGGAAGGCACCCTGCATTCAGGGAAGAATGGGCCTGTTGTGAAGGACCGTAAACAGGCCATGGCCATTGCCTTATCCGAGGCCCGTAAAAAAGCCGGTGGTGGAGTGGTAGAGATCGAAATTTCTGCCGGTCCAGAAATGGAACCGATGGAGTATCGCAAAGGCGGTCGCATTGATGGCTGTGCGATGCGCGGCAAAACCAAAGGCACTTATCGCTAATGGCTACCAGTGGAACAGCGGTCTTTAACCCAGAGTTCTCAGAGCTTGTAGAAGAAGCTTTTGAGAGAGCGGGTTTAGAACTGAGATCCGGTTACGATCTCAGAACGGCCCGTCGTTCCATGAACTTTATGGCTCAGGAATGGCAGAACAGAGGTATCAACCTTTGGACTGTGGAACAGGGTTCTCAGGTCTTAACACCGGGAACTTTCACCTACACCATGCCAGCCGACACGATTGATCTTTTGGAGCATCAACTCAGGACCGATGCCGGTAGCACATCTGGTCAGACTGACTATACGTTGTCCCGTATTTCCGTATCTGACTATGCCCAGTTATCGAACAAGTTAACTCAGGGTCAGCCCCTTCAGGTTTATATTGATCGGCAACGTGCAGCCCCGGTGGTGTATGTGTGGCCGGTCCCTGATAACTCACAGACCTATACCTTGGTGTATTGGAGAATGCGCCGAATTCAGGATGTGGGATCAGGTGGTGCCAACACCATTGATGTTCCGGCCCGATTCTTGCCCTGCTTAGTAGCAGGACTGGCGTACTACATTGCTATGAAAAAGCCGGAGTCTTCAGATCGACTCCCTATGCTGAAACAAGAATACGAAGCCCAATGGGATCTTGCCGCAGGCGAAGATCGCGAAAAAGCTTCTGTTCGTTTTGTCCCCATGATGGGGAGCATTGGTAGGAACATCTGATGACGCAGGCATTTGCATCTGGCAAACATGCCTTCGGGTTCTGTGACCGATGCGGTTTCAGAGTGGAGTACCCATCCTTTCAGGAACAGTACGTCAATCTGCTTCCGACTGGGCTTCGGGTCTGCTTTGAGTGCTTGGACGTTGACCATCCGCAGCTACAGTTGGGACGAGTTCCCATGGATGATCCACAGGCTCTGCGCTATGCGCGGGTGGATAACACGTTCTTTGCGCCGGGTAACGAAGGAGCCAACGGTAGTCGCATGATCCAATGGGGCTGGAACCCGGTTGGCGGGGGTGAAGCCTACGACTTCAATCTCACCCCGAATCTTTTGGTTTCCACTTCTCTGGTGGGAACCGTGACGATAACGGTTACTTGAGGTGTTTAAATGAATTATTCACAGCTTGTAACCCTGATCCAAGACTACGTTCAGTCCACGGAAACTTCGTTTGTCGCGAACATTCCGAACTTCGTGCAGCTTGCCGAAGAGCGGATCTTTAACTCTGTTCAGATCCCTGACATCCGAAGGAACCAGATTGGAACCTTAACCCCGAACAACAAGTACTTATCTGTCCCAGCAGATTGGCTGGCGACATTCTCCTTGGCGGTGATTGATTCGGATGGGTCACAGAGTTTCTTGTTGGACAAGGATGTGAACTTCATTCGGGAATGCTATCCCGATCCCACAACCAATGGGGTTCCGAAGTTCTATGCGATCTTCGATGCCAACACCTTCATCCTTGGTCCTACCCCTGATTCAAACTATCAGGTGGAAATGCACTACTATTACTACCCAGAATCTATTGTGACGGCGGGGACAAGTTGGCTGGGCAACAACTTCGAAACGGTTTTGTTGTATGGCGCTTTGCGTGAGGCTTATATCTACCTCAAGGGTGAAGCCGACATGATTGCCAACTACGAACAGAAGTACCAAGAAGCACTGGCTCAGTTGCTACGAATGGGAGATGGTTTAAACCGTCGCGATGCCTATCGTTCTGGCCAAGTTAGGGTTCCGGTGAACACATGATCTTTCAAACCCTAACCCTGAGCTTTAAAGAACAGATCCTCAAGGGGGAGCATGACCTTTTGACGGATGTCCTGAAGATGGCGCTTTATACGAGCAGTGCTTCTTTAAACGAAGACACTACAGCGTATTCGGTGACCAACGAGGTTTCTGGCGGGGGCTATACCGCCGGAGGCAATGTCATCACAAATGTTACTATCAACGCTTTAAACAGCGTGGTGTATGTAGACTTTGATGATGTGGTTTGGACCCCTGCCAGTTTCACGGCGGCAGGTGCATTGATTTACAACTCCAGTAAGTCAAACAAGTCGATTGCTGTTTTGAGTTTCGGTGGGGACAAAACAGCGACCAATTCCTTTACGGTACAAATCCCTGCCAATACATTCAGTTCTGCACTGCTGAGATTTACTTAGGAGCGAGAGATGTCGAACGATAAAGCGAAATCAAGCGACTTGGTTGGCGGGAACGTCACCAAGAAAAGCGGTGCGGGTAACAAGCTCCGTGCCGGTGGTATCTTCACTGTGGAATGCCGTGACAAAGATGGCAACGTGAAGTGGGTGGAGAAGTCCAAGAACCTAGTGGTGAACGTCGGTTTGGCTGACATGAACACCAACTACTTCACGGGTTCAGGCTACACCGCTGCATGGTATGTGGGCATCTACGGCCCTGCGTCATCGAACGATCCGTCCTCTGCGGACACGATGGCTTCCCATGCGGGTTGGACTGAAGTCACGGACTACACCAACGCGACCCGTCCTGCTGCGATCTTTGGGGCAGCGACTACAGCAGATCCTTCGGTCATTGCGAACTCAGCTTCACCGGCTCAGTTCCTGATCAATGCATCAGCCAATGTGGGCGGTGCGTTCTTGACCACGGGCGACTTACCGGGTGGTACGTCGGGAGTGCTGTTTTCGGCCTCTGACTTCCAAGCCCCCGGTGACCGTGTGGTGCAGAACGGCGATACCTTGAACGTGACCTATACCTTCAGCCTTGATGCGGCGTAAGGAGAATACAGATGGCTCTTAAATTTAAACAAGGCGATGTGGTGAAGGTGAACATCACCGTTCCAGAAGGTCCAGTAGAGCAGTTCAAAATGCTGCCTGATGGCACGATCCTGTGCCTCATTAGCTGGAAAGATGCGAATGGTGAGAATCAATCCCGATGGTTTCCGGAAGACCAATTGACCGGGGTATGAAATGGCGCTGGTACTTGCGGATCGCGTCAATGAAACCACGACAACGACGGGGTCAGGAACAGTCACCCTACTCGGGGCGGTAAGCGGATACCGGACCTTCTCTGTCATTGGTGACGGGAACCAGACCTACTACGTCATTGCTCACCAAAGTCTGGATGAATGGGAAGTAGGGATCGGCACCTACACTTCCGCGACTCCGTCTTTGTCCCGTGATCAAGTGTTGTCCTCCACCAGCGGTGGAGCCTTGGTCAATTTCTCTGCGGGAACCAAGCGCGTTTTCGTGGACTATCCAGCAGGTAAGGCGGTCTATGAAGACGTAGCGGGGAACGTCGATGTCGTGGGTAATGTCACGGCAGGTAACGGTATCTTCGTTAATGCATCGACCATGAGCATTAGCTTCACCATTGATTCAGGATTCAACGGCTTCACGGTGGGTCCATTCACGATTGCTAGTGGAGTGTCTCTCACCATCTCAGCCGGTCAGAGGCATGTGATCATATGAGTATTATTAAGTCCGGTACGACTAACACCACGGCTTACTCCGTCGATGCCAACACTAACGGAGACTTGGTATTTATTGTCAGTGAAAGTCTGACTGCGGTTACGGTCAGTGCTTCGGCTAATGTGGGGATTGGGACCAGCAGCCCTGCAGAAAAGTTAGAAGTAGAGTTCAGCGCAAACGGCTACATCCTTGCCGATAACTCAACCGACACAAACACAGGAATCAAGTTTGCCAACACGGGCAGAACTTACGGGATATTTACAGACGGCGGTTCCGGATCAAGCAACAGTCTGCGCTTTTATGATTTTACTGCTAGCGCAGAGCGTCTCAGGCTAGACAGCGCCGGCAACCTCGGCTTGGGGGTGACGCCGGATACAACATGGAATTCGTCGGCAAGGGTAATGCAGCTAGGCGGGTTCAGTTCTATTTTTGGGTATACCAATAACGTATTACGAATCGCTAATAACGCAGTTTTTACAGCAGCAAACGAAACATACGGCGCAAGCAGTATCGGTGCGACTTATTATCAGCAATACAACGGCGCACACGCTTGGCACACAGCAGCCTCCGGCACCGCAGGCGACCCCATCACGTTCACGCAGGCTCTTAGCGTTGGTCTAGGAACCTCACTGGCTCTTCAAGGCGCAACATCGCAAACCGGCACCGGCATTACCTTCCCAGCATCACAAAACGCATCGGCTAACGCCAACACGCTGGATGATTATGAGGAAGGGAGTTTTACTCCGACAGCAGTTTGCACTGGGCAAACTATTACTTACACCGTACAAAGTGGGTCATACACAAAGATAGGTAACATTGTTCGCGTACAAATTAGTATTGTTATTAATACAGTTTCTGGCGCGGCGGGTGGCAATACCACAATATCTGGGCTTCCTTTTTCTAATGGTGACGTTACATATTCAGGGCAAGCAGTGATTGGTTATAACGATGGCTTTGCCAATACTATTTATGCCGCATGGATAACCGGAACAGATATGCTATTTCGCTCAGGAACAAGAAGTTCAGGTAATGACGGAGGAGGATTTACTGCCGGTGGATACATTTATATCAATGCCGTATATCGTGTTTAATTATCTGCATCGGACGGTGCAGACGGACAGTCCTGCCATAGGAGATAAACATGGCGAATTTTGAAGAAAAGATTTACATCAGTGAGTTTAACATCCTGCCCACCGGCTGCATTGGTGTTCGTAAGACCACTGAGATTTTGAAAGACGGCGCGGTAATTTCGCAGACCTATTGGCGCTGCGTATTAATTCCCAACGACCCCCAAGCGCAGGCTGTGCTGGGCGACGAACCCTATTACCTAGACATTGCCAACTACGCATGGAGTCAACCATCTCCGCAACCGTATCCACCGCCTAACCCCGGACCGTAACAATGGCCTCTACAATCAACGCTGATGACGGTGTCGTTTCAGGATCGGCTGGAGTCAAAACCTCCGCTGACAATAGTGGCGTATTGGAACTGCAATCGAACGGGACCACCCAGTTCACCTTGGGATCTTCTAGCGTTGTTATTAACGAAGCCGGAGCGGATGTCGATTTCAGGGTGGAAGGCGACACCGACGCGAATCTTCTGTTTGTGGATGCGTCGACGGACAGGGTGGGCGTGGGTACAGGGACACCGGGAAGCAAACTAGATGTAAACGGAAACGGAAACTTTAGTGGAACTTTAGGGGCGACGTTACCATCGTCGGTTGGTTCAATCACTTTAAGAAACTCTAGTACTACGTCATCAGAACTTCATGTTCGCCCAGCATCCGGCAAAGATGGGTGGCTATCGTTTACTGAAGACACCGTAGCAGACCGTTGGATTATTGGAACAAAGAACGGTAACGGAGGGTTATTTTTTAATACCGGCAGTCCCGGCTCAAATACCGACAGAATGACGCTGGATTCGTCGGGGAATTTGGGGGTGGGGACGACTAGCCCGCAAAGTGACTCCGGTTATGGTGGATTTACCGTTAACGGAGCAAACGGATCAATTATTACGCTTCGTGCTGGCGGTAGTAATTCTGGCCGTATTTATACAACTGGCACCGATAACTTCAACATTGATGCAAACGGCACGGCAAGCACAAACATTCTTTTCCGTACTGGCACAAGTTCCACCGAACGCGCACGCATCACGGCTGCTGGGAATTTTGGTCTTGGAACATCAAGTCCTGCCTGCCTGCTTCATGTTAACGGTGCGGCAACTGATGATGAAGGATTAGTAAAAATACAAAATACTAATGATGGTGGGGCTGTATTTTTCCCAGCATTAAATGTAATTAATACAAGGGGAAACCACAGTTACGGAATCGTATCTACTTTCTCAATGTCCAGTTCAACAGATGCGGATAGACCGTCTATTCTTATATATAGCGGTCAAGCGGCTCATAGTTGGCAAATTGGGATGATAACTAGTGGATGGGGAACGAATGATGAATTCGGAATAGGTTATAGAGCGTCAAATACTCCGGGTACTTTTAGCAGTTGGCCTACAAGATATTTTTCAATTGCAACAAACGGTAATGTAAACATAGCGAACGCCTTATCTAAAGGATCTGGTTCGTTCAAGATTGACCACCCGTTAAAGCCTGAAACGCACCACCTTGTGCATTCGTTTATTGAAGGCCCGCAAGCCGACCTGATTTATCGCGGAAAAGTCGCGTTGAACGAAGGCAAGGCAACGATCAACATTGATGTTGCGGCAGGAATGACTGAAGGCACATTCGTGGCGTTGTGCCGTGAGGTTCAGTGTTTAACCAGCAACGAATCTGATTGGGATGCGGTGCGCGGAACTGTTGCAGGAAACATTCTGACCATTGAATGCCAGAACGCTAACTCATCCGCCACGGTCTCTTGGCTCGTAATTGGTGAGCGTCAAGACCAACACATGTATGACACATCATGGACAGACGAAAACGGCAAAGTCATCGTCGAACCTGAAAAGCCGGAGTCTAAGTAATGACTATTATTCTTGATGGCACGACAGGTATTACGACCCCTGCCATTAACAGCAGCGGGGATCTTGAACTACCGGGCGGCACCGCCAACGGGGTGTTGTATTTAAACGGCAGTAAGGTCGCGACGAGTGGATCGGCGTTGGTGTTCGATGGCACGAATTTGGGGGTGGGGACGAGCAGTCCGGCAACGATACTCTCCCTTGGGTCGGCAAACGAAATTTTATTTGATATTTCCGCAGGAGATTTTCCCTCGGCAACTTATGACACCTCTGTTTTTATCTGTAGAACAGGAGGCGCAGGTTCTGCTCCTTTTAACCAAGCAGGGTCATTGGTTTATCGCACCCGCGTAACTTCCACTGCTGGTCGCAGCAGCCACATTTTCTATACCGGCTCACCTAGCACAGAAAGACTTCGTATAAATGAATCCGGCAACGTCGGCATCGGGACGACTTCGCCTGATAACAAATTAGAGCTTCTTGTAGGCGATAATGGCGGCATCAACATTGAACAGTCAGGAGCAAGTCAAACTGGATATTTGAATTTTCGTGATTCTGACGGAACTTTGTCAGGTCGTTTTAGTTTTGATCACGGAACAGACGCTTTTAGATTCACTACAAATAATTCTGAGCTTGTTAGGCTAACATCGTCGGGGAATTTTGGCATCGGCACAAGTTCACCCAGTGAAAAATTACAAATCACAAACGGCAGAATAAGAATCAACAGTGCAACAGTTGCCTCTGGTTTTGCATCAAACACTATCAGAATAGCTGGCGCTCAAGATGTTGCAGATGACGCGACTGTAACCGTAGGCATATCAAATTCATCTTTAGTTTTTGTAGCAGAAAATAATGTTGGAACTGGAATTTTGTTTTTTTGTGGGTACGCCTCTGGAACAGTAGTAAAGATTGCAGACCCATCAGGGATTGGCGCAACAGCCGATACAGACAACTTTATTTGTGCTACAAAAAGTGCAACATCAAGCGATTTGAATATAAAAAACAGGCTTGGAAGCACCAAAAGTATAACAATTTCAGTATTTTCCGTATCAGACTAATAGGAACTTAACCATGCCCGCTACATTCAACTGGAACATCTCTCAACTGGACTGCATCCCTGATGTCGATGGGAAGCAGGACTATGTCGTCACTGCCCACTGGCAATGCAATGGCTCGGAAGAGTCGGGTGGCAAGACCTACACCTCACAGATTTATGGGACCAGCAGTTTCCAAGTGGACCCCGGTCCTGACTACATTCCCTACGATCAACTCACTCAGGAAATTGTTTTAAACTGGGTGTGGGCAAGTGGCATCGACAAAGACGCCACGGAAGCGGCGGTGCAAAAGCAGATTGATGATCAGATCAATCCTCCCGTCATTTCCCCACCACTCCCTTGGGCTAACACAGAAACGGTATCGGCATGAACATTAAGCTTGAGCTATCAGTAGACGAAGTAAACGCCATCATTCAGGTGTTGGGTGACCTCCCGTCTAAGACGGGGGCATGGCCTCTTTTGCAAAAGATTCGTATGCAGGCAGAACCCCAAGTCAAACCTGCGGACCCACCCCCAGAGGCGGCATAGTTTAAATGTTCGGCTTTAGTCCCATCTCATCCGCGCCGATTTGCGGCACTGCAGAAAGTGCAGTGTTTGTGTTCGTGAATGAAACGGTCACGGCGCAGGATGCGGTGGCGGCTATTGTCGGGTTTGGCTCTTCCGTATCTGACACGGCATCAGGTCAAGATACCGTCCTTGCTAACCCCGACTTTGGGGTGTCTGTCGCTGAGACAGCGGTCATATCGGATACGGCAATCAGCCTTGTTGACTTTGCCTCCTCTGTATCCGAAGCGATACAGGTATTTGATTTCACCTCCGCTGCACAGGGTCATGCCCCACAGATTGCAGAATCTGCTATCGCCCAAGACTTCACCCAAGCCTCACAAGAGTTTGATTCTCAGGCTGATGAAACCGCGACGGCACAGGACTTTACGTCATCGCTCATAGGCTACATCTCATCTGTAGCGGTTACTGCTACAGCCCAAGACTTCACGAACGCTAACCCTGACTTTGGGGCAGCATTTGATGACGCAGCGTCGGTGGCGGGAACCCCCGGTGCTTTGATTGATTTTGCCGTGTCGGTATCTGAAAGCGCGGTGGCACAGGATCTGGATGCCATTGGCGGGGTGGACTTCGCTTCGCTTGTGTTTGAGTCAGTCGTGATGGCTGATATTATGGCTGGGTCATATCTCTGGAACCCGGTGGATGACAACCAAACTGCCAATTGGCAGCTAGTCGATGACTCACAAAGCGGCATATGGAGTCCGGTAGACGATTCTCAAACTTCAACTTGGGTAGATATCCCGAAGGTTTTCTAAAGGTGAGCTAATGGCTAGTACATATTCAACCAACCTTGCTTTAGAACTGATCGGTAACAACGATCAGGCCGGTACTTGGGGTGCGACTACCAACACCAATCTGGGAACGCTCATTGAGCAGGCTATCTCAGGCTATGTGACCCAAGGTGTTTCTGATAACCCAGCAAGTCCAACCACCCTTACCATCCCAAACGGTGCCACAGGTGTGGCCCGGAACATGTTCTTGGAACTGACGGGGACGTTGACTGCCAACCGAGACTTAATTGTTCCAGCCAACAAGAAGCTGTACTTCATCTATAACAACACCAGCGGTGGCTTTTCAGTCACGGTGAAAGTATCGGGTCAGACCGGTGTTGCGGTCCCCAGTGGTCAAAAGCAGATCCTTGTTAGCAACGGCACAGACATTGTTGAAGCCACAAACTTCATCAGTACCACAGGTGGCAACCTTACCATCACGGGAACCCTGACTCTTTCTAACCTGACTGCCTCCACGGCGTTAGCTTTAAACGCTTCCAAAGAGGTGGTCAGTGTCACGAACACAGGTTCCGGCAACAACGTCCTTGCGACGAGTCCTACCTTAACAACTCCGAATCTCGGCACCCCTTCTGCTGCCACCCTAACCAATGCTACGGGGCTTCCCATTGTGGGAGGAACCACAGGAACTTTGTCGGTGGCGCGGGGTGGTACGGGTGCGACGGATGCAACCACAGCCCGATCTAACTTGGTTGTTCCCAGCACCACAGGTTCCGGTGCATCAGGGACATGGGCGATTAGTATTTCCGGAACGGCAAGCAATGCAAGTGCATTGGGGGGTGTGTCTTCTTCAGGCTACGCCCTGCTGTCGGGAGCCACCTTCACGGGCAACGTCAACGCTCCGGCTTACTTCTACACCTCTGACCTTCGTGTTAAGAATAACGTCAAAACGTTAACGGATGCCTTGGCAAAGGTTAATGCCATGCGCGGTGTGTCTTTTGACTGGGCTAACGGCATGGGTAGCACGGTGGGTGTGATTGCCCAAGAGATGTGCGAAGTGGTTCCTGAAGTGGTGGTGGTAGATAAAGAAACCGCGATGATGAGCGTGGCTTACGGGAACTTGGTGGGTGTCTTAATTGAAGCCATCAAGGAACTCTCTGCCAAAGTTGAAGCTTTGGAGGCGAAGTAATGGAACAGAATCTCCCGTTAGTCGCCCCCGAGACGGTGCGCTATACCACCACCCCTGAGAAAGAAGCCCCGCTTCCCCCTGATAAACTTCGCGGCGGCAGTACGGATACTGGGGTTCTGAGCTACAACGGTCATATCCGAAGCCCCGGTAAGTTCTATGGGGGAACGGAGAATCCTAGCGCCAACTCCACTTCGTTCCGTTTAAATTACGACGGTCGCTTTTACGCCACACAGGTCCATGCCAAGGCGTTTTTTTATACCTCTGACATCGCAGACAAAGAAGATGTGAAGCCTTTGACCAATGCCTTAGAGAAGGTGTCGCAGATTGAGGGCGTGAGCTTCCGCTGGAAAGATGGTGGCGCGGATGCAGGGGTCATTGCCCAGCAGGTACAGGAGCTTATTCCTGAAGCCGTCATGATGGAGTACGACAGCGGTAAGTTGTCCGTCAACGCAGCGACTTTGATTGGCTACTTAGTGGCGGCAGTGAAAGAACTGAAGGCCGAAGTAGAGGACTTGAAGCGTGGTCGTTCTAGCTGAACGTAATCGCCGGATGAAGATATGCCGGTCATGTGATCGGTATTGCGCGGTGACCACACGCTGCAAGGAATGCGGCTGCTTCATGGCTTTGAAGGTTTGGCTAGACCAAGACACCTGCCCACTGGGGAAACATAAATGAGTTTCTATACCTTCCCCACCGCACAGACCATGTCAGGCAAATACCTTGATAACTGGACATCAGGGTTTAACCGGCAGAAGTATCGTTGGAAACGGTGGACGAACGACACCGGCAAGTCGCTTTTTATTCCTGAGAACTCTAGTGCAGAACGCGCTTCGGTCGGGAACAATCTGCAGAATGTGTCTGGGGTGTCCCGTACTTTAGGTTGGTTCGGTAGTCCCGATGGTGTATCGACAGTGTTCTATGTCAACGCCACCTATAACGCTTGTTATTTAAGTATCCCCGGAGCTGGGGCTAACCCGTCAGATCCTTCCTCATGTGGAGCTAATACCGACTACAGTGGGGTTCAAGATAACTACGCTGAATACAACGTAGGCGCTACGGCAGGCGAAGCGAATCCTTGGAACGATTACACCCTTGGATTCGGATACACCTTGTCATCAGGCGGCGGTGAAGGAAGCCCAGATTCTTCGGCAACAACTTGCCCTCCCGGAACTTATTTCCGATACAAGGTACGTTACTGCGGATTAGATTCTAACCGTGGTGCTTGTTTCTCAGGGTGTACCTAATGGCACCTTTATCCGAAATCAACATCGATGAATACCGGAACGACCCTGAGTCGTTCATGCTTTTGTATCTGCATTTAAACGGATGCAAATCCTGCGCGGAGTTCAAGCCCGTAGTGGAAAGCATGGAGGAAGTGTTCCCCGAAATCGAATTCAGGGAAATGCAGATTCATAGCCTTAACGAACTTCCTTTGTTTGCGCCTCCTGCTATGCCGTCACTGATCCTGTTTGTAGGCGGATACCGAGTAAATGAATTCCACGGCATTACAAACAGTCGGGGACAGTTGAAGGAGGTCATCAAGTCATGGGTGTTGTAGGCGTTAGCTTCAAATGGCGCGTGGGTCGCATGAAGGTGGTTCCGAATTTGGGACGCCTCGCGGATGTAGTGCGGGTGGTGTATTACGAAATCTCTGCCTGCCATGAGCCTAGCGGTGAGATTAGTGTGGTGGCTGGAGAGGTCATGCTCCCTCCACCGGAACGTAATCATTTTGTGGCGTATCAGAATTTGACCGAGGAAATGGTTCTTGACTGGACCAAGAAAGCTATCGGCACTGCCACGATCTATGACCATGAACAGGAATTACTCAACAATCTCAAGGACTTAGCAGAGCCTGAGTCAGTGGAGGTTATGTTGCCTTGGTCAAATGAAGGTGATGAACGGGTCATCCTGTTCAAGAACCGAGGCAAGGTAAATGGTTGAGGCCAAAGACCTGAAGCTGCTGAAGAACGAATACACCCTCAAGATTCGCGAGGTCAGTAATCGGATCGGACGAGTAGAGAAGAGGGTGGACTGGGTAGAGAAATTGTTGTGGCTGTCGGCGGGGGCCGTGATTAGTTGGTTGGCAACGGGGCTGATACGGAGCTTATGAGATGGAAGACGGACAAGTTCTTTTTAACATCGCGGTCGGTGTAGCCGGTATGTTTGGCGGGTGGATACTCAACAATATCTCCCGCTCTATTGAACGGTTGGATAAAGATGTCCGTGCGTTGCCGTTGACTTACGTCACCCGTGCCGATTACCGCGCTGACATTGACGAAATCAAAGCGATGTTGATGCGTATCAACGACAAGTTAGATGACAAGGCTGATAAGCAGTGAGCACCACTGAGCTTCTCATCAAATCATGGCCCATATTTTTGGGTATTATTACGTTGATTATTGTATTGGCGAAGCTGGACTTGCGCGTAGCGGTGTTGGAAGAGAAGGTGAAGACCTTATTTGATCTCTTCAATAAGAAGCTGGGAGACAAGTGATGTGGCAGCAGCTACTACCTTTCGCGGCTAAGATCGTTGATAAGCTCATTCCTGATCCCGAAGCCAAAGCCAAAGCCCAAATGGATCTTGCGAAGATGGCGCAAGAGGGTGAGTTGGCGAAGATGGCGAATGAGACGGAACTCTATAAAGCCGAACAGGACAACGTCACTAACCGCTGGCAAGCTGATGCTGCCACGAACTCTTGGTTAGCCCAGAACATTCGGCCTATGACCCTAGCCTACATTTTGACGGCATATTTGGGGTTGGCCTTGCTAGATGGTTTTGGTATTAAGGTTGCCGAAGCTTATGTCACCTTGTTAGGCCAGTGGGGAATGCTGGTCATGAGTGCATACTTTGGGGGCCGGACCCTAGAAAAAATCATGGATATGAGGAAGAAGTAATGGACTGGGGAATCTATCCGAACTTTAAGGCTGATGAGTTTAAATGCAGCCACTGCGGTAAGAATGAAATGAAACCCGAGTTCATGGCGAAGCTACAGGCTTTGCGAATGACGTATGGCAAGCCCATGCGAATTACCAGCGGTTATCGATGTCCGGAACATCCTATTGAAGCCAAGAAAATGAAACCCGGAGCACATGCTTCGGGTCTGGCTTGTGATGTTGGTGTCGATGGACAACAGGCATATGAGTTGATGAAACATGCCTTTGCCTTGGGATTTAAAGGTATTGGCGTGAACCAAAAGACATCAGGCAGGTTTATCCATTTGGATACATTGGAGGAAGCTCCGCGACCAAACGTCTGGTCTTATTAGTTTATGCATGGGGGTTGTCATGCGATCAGATGGGATTCCATCCCGGTTCCAATTAGCCGGTCATACCATTCAAGTCAAAGTCATCTCCCCAGCGAAGTGGAAGCACAGCAAGAAATGCGTCGGGATGTGGCTACCCGACAAATGTGAAATACACATTCTAAGTTCTTGCAAAGGTACAAACAGGCAACAGGTGTGGGCGCATGAAGCGATTCACGCCATGCTTGAGATCGGGGGTCATGATGATTTATCGCAAGACGAACAGCTTGTGGACCGACTCGGGCATCTGTTGCAGCAAATGCTGACGACGATGGAATAAGAAGATGCCGATTATTTGTACAGATGAAGAGTTTATCGCTGCATGGCAAAGACTAGGCTCAGCCTCCAAAGTTGCTAAACATTTTGGCATGGCGGCTCGTCCTGTTTTTGAAAGACGTAGGACATTGGAGTCCCGTTATGGGATTGTTTTGAAGTCTAAAATGTCTTCTACCGCACCGGATTCCCCTACAGTTAAATCAGGGGAAAAGCACAACAAACTGGCTGAAACACGGGCGCGTATATACGAGCGGGATATACAAATAGAATGCGCCAATGGCGTAGTCATGATTGCTTCGGACTGCCATTACTGGCCCGGTATGGTGTCGGAAGCTCACAAAGCGTTCTGCAAGTTAGCCAAACAGTTGAAGCCCCATACCGTCATCCTGAACGGAGACATCTTGGATGGGGCCAGAATCAGTCGCCATGACCGGTCGATGTGGCAGAAGTTACCCACCGTGAAGGACGAGGTTCATGCCGTTCAGGATCGCTGTGCTGAAATTGAACGGGCTTCGGGCAAAGCGGCATTGATCCGCACCATAGGGAACCATGACTCTCGGTTTGAGAATTACCTCTGCCGGATGGCTCCTGACTTTGAAGAGATGATGGGAACAACCCTACTGGACTACCTACCCCGTTGGCGGGCAGGTTGGGCAGTGCATTTAAATGCTGCCACCGATAGCTGGGTGACCGTCAGACACCGGCCCGTAGGGGGCGGGGTACATTCCGCCTATAACAGTACATTGAAATCTGGTGTACATTATGTTCACGGACACCTTCATAAACTGGAGGTAAAGCCTTGGTCTGATTACCGAGGACGCCGATACGGTATCGACTGTGGAACGCTTGCCGAGCCACAGGGACCGCAATTTGACTACACCGAAGCTGCGCCACTGAACTGGGCCTCCGGCTTTGCGGTGCTGACGTTTAAGGACGGATACCTGTTACCACCTGATCTGTGCATTGTAGAGCGCGGTCAGGCATGGTTCAGGGGTCAAGCTGTATAGGTTTAAACGATGCCACTATCTAAGCTCACACTCAGGCCCGGTGTTAACCGAGAAATGACGAACTACGCCAACGAAGGCGGGTTCTTCGTTTCTGAGAAGGTGAGGTTCCGTGGTGGAGCGGCTCAGAAGATTGGCGGCTGGCAGAACATCACTGCCGTTAATACTGCCCTGAACACGTTTAAAGGGGTAGCCCGATACCTCTGGAACTATGTGACCTCTGTGTCGCAGAACCTGCTGGGCGTGGCTACCAACCAGAAAGTCTATGTAGAGCAGGGTGGTAATTACAACGACATCACCCCGCTAAGAACCACTGTGACACTGGGAACGGATCCCATCGACACGGTCAGTGGTAGCACATTGGTTACCATTAATGCCACGGCCCACGGTGCAGCGGTCAATACCTATATCAATATCTCAGGAGCCACGGCGGTGGGGGGTATTACCCTGTCAGGTTCCTATGAGATTGTCGAAGTTATAGACAACGACAGCTACAACATTGTCTCCCCCACAGCAGCTACCTCTACAGCAACGGGCGGTGGTGCAGCGGTGGTTGTGGAATACGACATCAATGCGGGTCCGGCTGTGGCGTCTCAGGGTGTAGGCTGGGGCGGTCCTCCTTGGGGCCAAGGCGGATGGGGTTCCAACACGGCTGTTGGTTTGCCGCAACGTATTTGGTCGATGACCAACTTTGGTGACGATTTGATTTTCGCGGAACGTGAGGATCAGATTTATTACTGGACGGCTGATACCACAACTTGGAGCCGTGCCGTCACACTAGAAACCAAAGCTAATTCGGTTGTTAAGTTTTCAACGACAGCCACCTTTGCCTCGGGTTCCACCACCATTGTGGTGCCTGACGCCTCACAGATCGATACAGGTTCCGTGATCTCCGGTAGCGGTATTCCTGCGGGAACCTTTGTCACGACATCTTGGAACGGTAGTGTTTCTTTAACGCTGTCTGCAGCGACAACGTCTTCTGGAACGGTGACTCCGATTGATGTGTCCTACGCAGGGCGTCATGCTCCCAATGAAACCCTTTTGATTATCGACTCCCCTGTTAATGATTTCCTTATTTGCATGGGGTCTAGTCCGTATAGCGTGACGAACTTTAATACGGTCTTCGATCCGCTATTGGTTCGATGGTCAGATCAAGGTAATCCTTACGAATGGGTTCCGCGAGTCACTAACCAGTCCGGTGAAATTGCTCTATCCAACGGCTCTAAGATCATGGCTGCTGTGAACACTCGTCAGGAAATCGTAATCCTGACTGACACGGCAGTGTTTTCCATGCAGTACATTGGCCCACCCTTTGTGTGGTCCGTGACCTTGATGGACCAAGAAACTTCTGTGGCTTCACAGAATGCCGCCATCTCGGTGAACAACTCTGTTTACTGGATGGGGTTAGATAAGTTCTTCATCTACAACGGTCGTGTTCAAACTTTGGACTGCACTCTGCGTCAGCATGTGTACTCCACTCTGAATCGCGATCAGATTGGGCAAATTATCTGTGGCCACAATGAAGCTTACAGTGAGATCTGGTGGTTCTACCCCGGAACTGGAAGCTTGGTAAATAACCTGTATGTGGTCTATAACTATCTTGAAAACGTCTGGTACTACGGAAGTTTAGATCGTTCGGCATTTTCTCCGCAGAGTATTCGACAGTTTCCCATGCTGTCGTTTAGCGTTCAGAATGCCTACACCGCAACCACGGTGGGTACAGCGGATACCAGCATTTCTCTCACTGATGCTTCGACGTACCCTTCAACAGGTGTCGTCCTTATTGGTTCCGAGGAAGTGTTTTACGGCGCTATTAGCGGTAACACGTTGTTGGACTGTGTTCGCGGTTACAACAACACCACGGCAGCTTCGTATGCTGTGTACACCCCAGTTACTTTTGAAGTCCCTAATCAGGTGATGTTCCATGAGATCGGTTGGGATGATCAGTCCACAGGTGTGGCGCGTCCCATTACGTCATTCATTGAGACCTCAGACTTCGACATTGGTGATGGCGATAGCTTTGCCTTTGTGTCGCGCATCATTCCTGATGTGAAGTTCTTAGGTTCGACAGCATCCAGTCCCTCTGTAACGTTGACCGTTACACCCCATGATTATCCGGGTGCTGCATACGGAACTGGAGACTCTGATCCTGTTCAGGCATCAACGGTTCTTCCTGTAGAGCAATACACCACGCAGGTGTATACCCGCATCAGGGGTAGGCAGATAGCCTTCCGTGTGGCCTCATCAGACTTGGGAGTCGCTTGGCAGATGGGCGCGATGCGTTTAGACATTCGACCCGATGGGCGTAGGTAAAGTCAATGTCTGCACCTCGCGGCGTTACCCCTCCTAACTTACCGACTGCTCCCAATCAGTACGAGCGTCGATATCAGGATCAGTTTGCCAACGCGCTGCGTTTGTTTTTTAACAGCTTGACTCGGGAAGTAAATTCCCCTACGCCTCACGCATCCTATTACGACACCACCACACAGACGAACCCGGTGGCGGATACAGTCAATCTTTTTACCTATAACAGCAAAGTCAGTGAGTTCAAGATCTCACGGGGCAGTCCAACATCCAAGATCTTTATCAACGAAACCGGACTGTATAACTTTCAGTTCTCTGCACAGTTAGATAAGTCGGGAGGCGGTGCCACCCCTGTCTACATATGGCCCCGTATCAATGGGGTCAACGTCCCAGATAGTGCGACCAAGATCGTTATCGATGGCCCCAACAACGAAGTGATTCCTGCATGGAACTTTGTGTTGCTGATGCAGACCGGAGACTACTTTGAGTTGGCATGGCAGTCCGCTGATACGGCTGTGATCATCTTGGCTGATCCACCAGCCAGCAACTACCCCGGAATCCCGTCCATCATTATGACGGTGACATGGGTGTCCAACTATCAATTGAACGGATCTACTTGATGTTTAAGGGTTTATTGAAATTTAAACGCTGTTCGCACAGAATCGTGGAACCCGTAGCTCTCTGCTCGGAGACTTTGTAATGCCTTATGCAGATATCGAAGTTAGGCGTAAATATCACAGAGAGTACGAGCGCCGCAGACGATCCAACCCTGAGTTAGTGGAAAAGCAAAGGGCTGCATGTAAGCGTTGGTATGAGAAACGATATCGTGGCGATCCAGTTTGGCGAGAAAACAAAAATCGCCGCAGAGTTCTGAGTAAGTACAAGTTTTCGCTAGAAGAGTTTAAACGTATTCTTGATGAGCAAAATGGTGTTTGCGCTGTTTGTAAGGAAGTGAAGCACATTGAGGAAAAGGGCAAAAGACTGCATGTTGATCACTGTCATGCCACCGGAAAGATTCGCGGATTATTGTGTTCTTCGTGCAACGTAACTCTTGGTCATGCAAAAGATAACGTGGATAGGTTGAAGTCATTGATCGGGTATCTGGAGAGAAGCAATGCAACAAATGCCGTATAAACAAGTTGCCGATCATTTGGCTACATATGGAAGACTAGGCGATTCTCAGTTAGTCCACATGAACCCGGTTGAGGTTCAGGGATTGGCGTCTTTATCTCCCACTGGAAAGTTGACCACTAACCCAGTTACCGGTCAGCCGGAAGCATTCCTTCCGTTCTTGGCTCCCATCTTGGGATCGTTTCTGGGTCAGGCTGCACTGGGTTCTACCCTTGCCGGAGCACTGGGATCAACCGCATTGGGCGGTGCAGCAGCCGGAGCATTAGGTTCAGCCGCCGCTACCACGGCAGTGACGGGGGACTTGGAACAGGGGCTTCTGTCGGGTATCACCGGATTTGCCTTGGGTTCCGCCCTAAGCAATTTGCCGGGTGCTGGTGCAGCAGGAGAAGCCGCACAGGCGGCTCAAGGCATTACGGCTGAGGGTATTGCGCCAGACCTATTGGCCAGCCCCACAGCGGTTGCTGATGCAGCATCGACTAGCGCCGTGAATCCTGCCATTGCTAGGGAGCTTGGGGGAACTTTCGGTGGCGCTGAGTTGATGGGCGGTGCTCCGTCAATTGGTCAGGTTGGAGCAACGGGTATTGCCCCTGCCATTGAAGCCGCTGCACCACAACTAGGTCAGGCTTCACTAGCAGAGCCTACCTTCATGCAGCGATTAGCGCAGCCATTCCAAGATCCGGGTGCGTTACTTGAGCAAGTTACCAAACCCAGTGTGGCGCTACCGGCTTATGTGGGCATGGGAACTAGCGCACAGCTTCGCGCACAAAAAGAGTTAGAAGAGGGTTTCCGTAAACAGCAAGAAGAAGGCGATGCCCAGCGTCGTGCTGATCTGATGCGAACCCAAAGCCAAATGGCCGGGGTGTTTGACCAGCTTCGTCGTGATTATCCGGGCATTGGCTATGCACAAGGTGGCGAAATTGAAGGGTACTTTGATGGCGGTAGCTTTGAGAATCAGATCTACAACGCGCTTCGCACTTCGCCTTATGCCGGAATTCCTTCTGCTGAAGAGACTCAGCTTTCTCTTCGTGGAACGGAACTGGTGGCTCCTCCTGCCGCCAGCTATAGCGCATTGGACGTAGGTGGAGAAGGATACATTCCCGGTATCTCTCCTGAATTCACCTACTTCCGTACCCCGTTACCGCCTCCTCCTGCTGCCATTGATCCCGGTTCATTGCCGGGTGGCGGAGATTACCGAGACTACTTCGATCCCAACTTCGACCTCGGTGCATTCATTGGCGGTGGCCGTGGGTATCAGAACTACATGGATCTTTTTGGTGGCGGAGCGGGTCAGCCTGTCATGCAACAAGATTCTGTGGACTTCATAGATCGTTCCATGGGTCGGGATATGTTGGCTGGATTTGACCCAGCACAGATCGACACAGCCCTTTATGAGCGTTTGATGGAACAGGCTGCGACTCCCGTTAACTTGGAACAGTTCCAGACTCCAGTCGAACAACCTGCCATTCCGGAACTTTCCATGGAAGATCTGATGGCGATGAGGAACATGCGCTTCAATGCGATCCCCTTCCAAGAAGGGGGCATGGTTCCTGAGCCGGGTCAGATGATGGAAGAGATGGCTCCGGTTGATGAGATGGGAGCCATGCAGGGCGAATACGAGCAGCTTATCAATATGACCATCGCCGCGATTCGCGGGGAAGTGGAAGAGCCTCAGGCTGTGATTCGTGCCTTTGTGGAAGAGTTCGGTAACGATGCCTTTATGCAGCTTCGTGAAGCAGTGCTTCAGGAAGTGGTTCCGGGCGCACAGACCGAAGGCATGGTTGAAGGCATGGGCGGCGGACAAGATGACATGGTTCCCGGCATGATCGGTACTCAGCGTCCTGTGGCCGTATCGCCCGGTGAATACATCATCCCGGCAGATGTCGTGGCCATGGCCGGTGGCGGATATTCTGGGAACGGTGCGGATTTCTTCGATGGACTTGTCGATGACATCCGAATGAAGACCATGGGGACCACGGAACAGGTTCGTCCCTATCAAGAGAGGGCTATGTAATGTCAGCAGGCGGCGTAAGAAACGAACCCACTGCAGGTGGTGGAACCGGTAACAGTCCTTTTACCTCACCGGGTTCAGATCCGGTCATGAGAACGGCTGACTTCCGAGACTCCAACGGAAACGGCATTGATGATCGGGATGAAGGGGGACGCCAGTTCCAAGGATTCTCCCCTGTGGATCGAAGCATGGGCTTTGGTCGCCAGTTCCAGCAGCCTTCTTTCATCAATCCTTTCATGGGAGCCTATGGGTTCGGCCAACCCTTTGGAGGATTCAACAATCCTTATGGTGGGTTTGGTGGTGGCTTTGGAATGGGGATAGGTGGATTGTATGGTGGCTACAACCCCATGCCTTTTGGGGGATACCAGTCGTACCAACCCCCACCGCAACAGCGATTTGATATTCAGACTCTACCACAAGGTTTGGGTAATGCTTATGCCCAACCCATGATGGGCGGAGGAATTAGTCCGTTCTTTGGTGGCGGATACTATTGATGAACTTTGAGATCTCACTCGTCCCCTATGGAAAGATCAGCTATGTGATCCCCTCTCTGATTCGTTATTTAAACGAATCGGAGTTATGGGCCATGGGTCGTGCCAGTGTAGATGACATTGTTCGTTTCGCATTGAGTGGGCAGATGCAGCTATGGGCGGTGTACGACTTAGACACCAACGACATCCATGGCTTTGTGATGACTGAGATCAAGCAGTACCCACAAAAGAAAATGTTTGTGATTCAGTACTGTGCGATGACTCCGAATCACATGAAGCACATTGAACAAAAGATGCATGACACCGCAGATCGTTTTGCCAAAGAGATGGGGTGTCAGGGCATTGAATTTTTCGGTCGCCCCGGTTGGGAGCCGCATGTTAAGAAGCAAGGATATTCCGTAAAAACAGTGGTTTACGAAAAGCATTTCGATGAGGTCTCAACATGAGTAGCGGCGGCGGTGGCGGTGGTCCACAACAAGTTAGTTCGACAGTAACCCAAACCAATCTTCCGGCATACGTTCAGCCATACTTTGAGAACATTCTCCAGCGTGGCTTGTATGAGAGTGCGCGTCCTTATGAGGCGTTCCCCGGTCAGCGTTTGGCCCAGTTCGCACCTGAAGAAACTTATGCCCAGCAAAACATCATGGGCCTTCAGCGTCCTGAACAGATGGGTCTGGCCTCTGACATTGCAGCCCGTGTGGGCTATGCCGGTATGCCATCAGGGATGGGTATCGCAGGTCAGTTCCAGCCGGGTGCGGTAAGACCTACCTATCAAGCCACTCAGTTCCAGACGGGCTATGCCCCCGGTCAGTTCGGTGCAGGCTATCAGGCGGGTCAAGTGGGGCCGGGATATCAGGCTGAAACTTTGGCGGCAGGATATCGCCCTGAGATGGTGACGGCTGGTTATCAGGCAGGTCAGGTTGGCCCCGGTTTTGAGGCGGGAACCTTGGCCGCTCCCGGTGCTTTGGAATCTTACATGTCCCCTTATCAGCAAGCGGTAACGGACATTGAGAAGAGAGAGGCGATTCGGGCTTCGCAGATGCAGACCCCAGAGATGGGTGCCGCAGCCGCTAGGGCTGGAGCCAGAGGCGGTACTCGCGAAGCATTGATAGAGGCAGAGCGTCAACGCAATCTGTCTCAGCAGTTGGGTGACATTCAGGCCCGTGGATCACAAGCTGGATTCCAACAAGCCCGTGAGGCTTTTGAAGCGGATCGTGCGGCTCGGTTGCAACAGGCTCAGTTTGGTCTGGGTGCATTCCAAGCTCAGGAACAGGCCCGTCAACGTGCGGCTGAGATGGGATTGAGCGCAGCCCAACAGAATGCGGCGGCTCAACAGGCGGCAGAACAGTTCCGTCAATCTGCGTTCCAGCAGACCGAAGCTGCCCGTCAGGCTCAGGCTCAGTTTGGAATCAGCGGGTTCCAAGCCCAAGAAGCAGCGCGTCAACAGCAGGCGCAGTTCAATCTTCAGGCTCAACAGGCTGCAGATCAGGCCCGTCAGAGAGCAGCGGAACTGGGATTATCAGCCCAGCAACAGACCGATGCGGCTCGTCAGGCAGAGCAACAGTTCCGGATGCAGGCTGACCAGTTCAACATCGAACAGCAGCGACAGAGAGCGTTGCTCGGCCTTGAAGGACTGGCGGCTGACCGTGCAGGTATGGCCCAGAGACTGGCTGCTGCAGAGCTTCTCAGTGGCTTGGGCGGTCAACAACAGTCATTGGATCTGCAGCGCCTTGGCGCACAGATGGGTGTCGGCGCGGAACGTCGTGGCTTGATGCAGCGCGGGTTGGATATCGGCTACGAAGACTTCCTGCGTCAACAGGCTTACGGACGGGAACAGTTGGGTTACCTTAGCAACCTCTTGCAAGGTGTTCCGATTCAGCCGGGTAGCATGGTGTCCACCTTCGGGCGGGTTCCCACTACCGAGCAACAACTTCTGGGTTCAGGGCTAGGAGCCTTGGGTCTTTACCAGACCCTCGGACGAGGTGGTTAAACGATGAACATTCTTGAAATGGAAGACATGGTCAAGGGTCTCCCTGATCAAGTTGTTGCCCAATACGCACAGTTCCCTGATGCCCAAGTTCCGCAGTTCTTGGCTTTGTCGGAACTGCAACGTCGTCAGGACATGCGTCAGCGTTTCCAAGCCCAGCAACAGGGCATGGAACCCACCGTTAAAGATCAGATCCTGCAAGGCGGTATTGCTTCAGCGATGCCTCAGGCCCCAATGGATCAGGGCATGGCTCCTCCCATGGCTCCCCCTCAGGCTATGCCGCAACAAGCTCCTGCCATGATGGCCGGTGGAGGTATGGTACCGGGTGGCATAGTTCGTATGCAGCAAGGGCGCTCTGTTCCCGAGCTAAGGGCTGAACTTCGGGCTGCTCGGGCTGCAGGAGACGCAGCACGGGCTAATCAAATTGAAGCCATGCTTCGCGAACAGAGAATGCAAGACCCTCTGTATCGAACTTTAGATAGATTTTTTGGGCCGGGAGAAGCCGCGCCAGTTGCTGCACCAGCCGCTCCTCCGGTTGCTCAACCCGTTGTTGCTCAAGCCGCTCCTCCGCCTCGGCCAAGACTAGGCCGTGAGGCAGTGGGTTCCACGGTCCTATTCCCGCCAGCCGCTGCAGTAATGCAATCTGCAGATCTTGAAGATGAAGATATGGCAACAGATGCGGCTTCCTTGGATCAAGGAC